GGGCCGCGTAGGTCCGCAAGATCCCTGCCTTCACTTCGTCGCACCTTTCAGCTTCTCCCAGGTGCGTGCGCCTGCAATGCCCAGCATGCCTGTGATGAGAACCATGAGGGCCTCGACATCGAGCAGCGGGGGTGGGCTCAAATTGGCCGCGATCCAGCCGGCGGCCTGCATGCCGTTCCAGCCCCACACCAGCAGCGGGTAGAGGATGAACTGGTAGGCCAGGGCAATGACGCTGACCCAGCCCACCGCCGGGCGCCAGCCAGCCACGAACACGCTGGCGTGCCGGGCCTCTTCCTTGTTGACTTCAAGCTGGCCGCCCAGCCGTTCGGATTCTGCCCGGTAGGCTTCCGTCTCGGCCTTGAGTCCTTCAATTTGCAGCTTTGCCCGTTCCTCGTCGGAAGTGAAGAGGCTGTCCGCCACCTTCCCCACCGTGTCGATGATGCCGCCGATAAGTAGGGGGTTCATGCTGCCTCCCGAAGTGTGCGATTGATCCAGCCCAGCAGGAACTTTTGCTGGGTGCGGTCCTTGGTCACGATGTCACGGTACCGGGCCAGCTTCGCCAGGGCGTAGGCCAGCGCGAACTTGTCCGGGTCCATGGTGTTGAGTGCGGCCAAGGTCTTGGGTCCGATCTTGCCGTCCGGCGTGGCGCCGCTGACGATCTGCGCCAGGCGCACCGCCGTGGCGACGCCGGCATTCACAGCGAAGTCGAACACGCTGCGCGCTACCACCTGGTTGGTGATGTTGTCGCCGCGAATCGGGGTCCAGAAGTTCATCCGGTAGAACTGGCGCACCAGTTCAGTGTCGGGAATGTCGCCCCGGTCGATGGCGGCCCAGCCCGGCCAGTTCGGGTGGAAGTTGCGGGCGATGCCGGCGTAGGTCATGCCGCCCCGGTCGCCCTCAACGCTGTGCAGTTTGTAGCCGCCCTCGTTCCGAATCATGGACTCGAAGGCTTGCAGGAAATCGGCCATATCAGTGCCCCCCTACTTTGGAAACAATACCCGCCCACACGGCCGCCATTGCAGCAGCAGCAATAACGCCCATCATGGCGAGAAGCCCGTGGTCGGCGGCCTTGCGCATGCGCTTGCCGAAGCGCAAGTCCTCGCGGAATTCCTCGACGGACTCGGGCTTATCGACATCGACGCCGAGAATGGCAAACACCTTTTTGACGGCTCGGTCGGCAGCTTCTTGGCACGTGTCGTCGTGGCAACGGCGGTTCAGTTCTTGCATTTCTTCCCCTTGATTTAGCAGTGATCCCCGGTCGGATCGAATACATCGAGCAGATGCTCACAAATGAAATTGGCAAGGCGGTTGCGCCACCCCGTGTCGCTGCGCTTGTATCGAACCAGCCGGGCCGTAACCAATGCCTCGCGCGGCCAGTCGAGAAACACCAGCGGCGCGATGATCCAGTTGGCCGCCACGTCCATGGCGTAGGCGATGGCAACGACCGGCAAAGCCATGGCCTTGTTGAGCCCGACGAGGCGATGTGACAGGTGCGCGCGATAGATGCCCATGACGAGCACGTAGGCGCACCAAAATGCGTACAGGTAGGCGAGCATCGAGAACAGGACGAGGCTCATAGCTTGGCCCCCTCGGTGAAGAGGTCGTCGAGTTGCGCCGCAGTCCAGCCGAACGCGGCCGACAGCGCAGCCACCAGGGGCGAATCCCGGCGCACTTCCTGGGCGTATTCCCATTCGATGCGGGCCGCGTCGCCATCGGCGCCCGGCATGTTGGCGACGGCGGTATTGACCTGGGCCAGCAAGCCGGCGCCCAGCAGCGCGAGGCGAGCCTGCCGCATGGTCACGACCTCGGGCACCGGATCAACCACCGGCACGTATTCGGGCAGGGCCGGCGGCTGCGCGTCCGGGAAGTCGGCGCGGGTAAAGTTAAAGCGCTCGATGGTCGAGTTGTCCTCGATGGCGACCCAGACTTGCGCCGTGTCGTCTTTTTCCAAGCGCCACAAAGTACCCGCCAGCAGGGCCTTGAAGGCGACGTGCTCGGGCGTGCCGGCAATCGCGTCCAAGTCCTCGCGGGTGTTAATGGAGGGCAATCCCATGTCGTTTCTCCAGCCAGGTGAAAAGGTTGTTGGCGTCGGCCCACATCGCGTGGCCGGACCACGAGGCAAGGAACTTTTGCAGCCCCTCGTCCTCGCCGTGTTTGATGAAGTTGGCGACCTTGCGCTTGGCGCGCGTCACCGAGTCTTTGCGCAGCAGCTTGTGGCTGGGCCAGATGCGATAGCCCAGGAAGTTGATGCCGCGCGAAATCGGGGCAACTTGCCAATGGCTGATGCGCAGTTTCAAATGCTCGGCCGCGAAGTCGCGCAGGTTGTAGAACACTTGGCGCAGTTCCTCGGGGTCATCGCCCAGCACCACGATGTCGTCCATGTAGCGCGCCCAATGGTGCTGTTTGAGGTCGTGCTGCAGGTACTGGTCGACGGCGTTGCCGTAGATGTTGGCGAACAGTTGCGAGGTCAGGCTACCGATGGGAATGCCGACGCCTTCCTCGGGTAGCATTTCGCGCAGCAGCCGGCGCGTGGCCGCGCAATGGATTTTCTTGTCGAGCATCCGGTACAGGGCCGCGTGCTCGACGCTCGGGAAGAACTTGGAAAAATCCGACTTCATGAAGTGAGTCGCCCCGGTGCGGCGCAACTCGGCCTGCACGTGGCGCACGCCCGCGTGTGTCCCTTTGCCAGGGCGGCAGGCGAAGGTATAGGGCAGCATCCCGGCCTCGAAGATGGGCGCGATGACGTTGCAGGTCGCGTGCTGTACCAGCCGGTCTTTGAAGTCCAGGGCGGAAATCATGCGGGCCTTGGGCTCATAGACCAGGAACTCACGATAGGGGCCGCGCTTGTAGCTGCCTTCGCGCAATTCGGTCTGCACGGCCAGAAGGTTGGCGAGGTCGTATTCCTTGAATTCCAGATAGCCCCACGTCCGGCGCTTGCCGTTGGAGGTCTTGCGGTAGGCATCCACCAGGTTGTCCCACGCGGTGATCTGCTGGATTAAATTTCTATTGCGTTTGCTCATGAAAGAAGTCGGCCGCGCCTTTCCATTCTCAGTAATCAGCGCTCTACCGAACCGTGAAACGTGTTTGCCGAAGCAGGACAAAACCGGCTGACCACCTTCGATAACCGAAAGGTCGGCCTGCCAAGCCGTAGCGTTGGCAGAGCGGAAAGACGTAGTGGACACAGACGCCGCGCGCACCGATGTTGTTGTTCGAGTTCGTGGGCGAGTTATTCCAATTCGAACAACGGGAACCGGACTCAGTCGTGTTGCCCCAGTTGCCCCCAAAGATGACGGCGCTATTTCCCGGATTGCCCTTTGCGTCCCACGCGGACTATCCAAGCCCCGAGAATCCGCCCCACCTCCGCTATCAGCACTTGTGCTGTTTCGACCTGATGGGGAGTCATCGCGCGAACTTTTCCACCCGCGAGAAACCGCAACCAAAACCGCAGCATGGCAAGACCGGCGTCCGCTGCGTACAGCTTGCTGACCTGGTTCGACTTGCCCGCCACGATGAATAATTCGACCTGCCCGAGCAGGCTCTCCAAAAACATATTGCGCGCTACGCCGTGCGCTCTCGGGAGACTTTGCGCAATGGGGTACAGGTACGAAATTACCTTTTCGTAATTCTCCACAATGAGCATTTGGTCGTAGCATTTAACGCCTTCCTCTATTGGTTCCATGTGCTTAGTTAAGGCGGGGCCTTGCGGCCCCGCTAGTCAAGGGTCAGGTGGTCACAGACGCCGCGCGCACCGAGTGTGCTCGAGGCCGGGGGCGAGTTATACCAAGACGAACAACGGGAACCGGACTCAGTCGTGTTGCCCCAGTAGCCCCCAAAGCGGACGGCGTTTTCCATTTGGTAGGTGCTACCACGTCCGCCCGTGTTGGCTGTCCAGGCCGCGCCGGCCGCGCCGCCGCCGAACTCGCCGCCCCAAATCCACATGCAGCCAGTGGCCTGGATGACGCCCCAGCGCGAAGTAAATTTGTTCCAGGCGTTTGTCGCGCCCGTGCCGCTCACGCCCGTGGTCGGCACGTCGCTGCCACCGCTGGACGTTGCCTCGGTCGTGCCATAGGCCAGCGCGGCGAACTCGTCGTAGGTCGGCGAACGCTTGCCCCAGGATTGCAGCACCTCGTTGGCTTCCCACCAGTTCAAGGTCGAATAAGCCGTGCTGCCATCGCCGCCGAACTCGGTAGGAATCTTGGGCGGCGCGCTGCCGTCCGCGATGCTGACGTTGTACTTGCTGGTGCCGTTGGTCAGGTGATCCACGCCCAGCAGGTAGATGTCGGACCAGAACGAGTCGGCCACCAGTGCCATGCCGCGCGGGTCCGGGCAGGCCGGACGGAACTTCAAGTCCCACAAGGAATAGGCATTGATTGCCGGCGTGGTGTCGCCACCAGCCACGGCCGCAGCGTTGCCGCCGGGGGCGTAGTGGAAGCCGCCGATCTTGCGCCAGTTGCCGGCGCCCGGCGCCGTCGAGAAGTTGGTCGTCGCCTGAATCGTGGCATCGTCCTTGACCCAAATCGCGTAATCTGTGCCGGCCGTGAGCGCGGGCATGGCGATGGCGGTAGCGGCCACGAAAGTAACAACGGTGCCTGCCACATCCACCTTGGTGCCGGCCTTGATTGATGCCGTGCCGGCGCCGGTTTTGGTGAAAGCCACGGTCGTGGGGTC